CTTATCTAAGTCCATTAAGTATACTCCCACATATATGCCCTATCACCATATTCATCTACATGCCACCTATCGCCATCTTGGTCCACAAAACTACTTTCATCCAAACCATCTGATATAAAACCAAAAGGAGACATATCTTGTTCTATCTGATTTTTCTGCTCTTCATAAAGACGCTTTCTAACATCTTGGTCTGTAAGTTCCTTGAAATAGTCTTGTGCAACCAACCATGCATAGATTACGAGACACATCGCTAAGTCATCATTACACCCCTCTTCCGCTTCAAAAGAATTGTGCTTTTGGATAAAGGTTGTTAATTCTGAAATAATCTCATAATCATTTAAATATAACTTATCTTCTTCAATCATTGTCTTTAGATTGAGACATCCAACCTTCTTTACCGTTTTGGACATCTTAACGCCAAGTTGCGTTTTCTTCCCAGAAAATCCTTGCCCAACAATTTGCCCAGCCCTTCCTCTCATAGAGCACATTAAAAGATTATTGTATTCCAAATCATATTGAAGAATACTTGCTACTTGGTCTCCAACATCATTTACTTCACATAAAATATATGCATTATTGTATGCCGTTGCTGCTTCATGTATGATACTAGGAAATAGCATCGGTTTAATTTCATTGTTTCTATATTTTGCAACTACTCTGTGTGGAAATTGGGTAATATCAACAACAGCAAATGCTGAGTAATCATTTCCAACACCTCTAGCAACGTCAACTGTTATTAGGTAATCGTGGTTAGATTCTGGGTCAACATAAACATCCAAACCAGCACTACGTGTTTTGGGGTGGTCATATACAAGATTTCTTAGTTTACTAGGAGCGATAAGAGTATCTACAGATCCTAAAAACTCACATTCAAACTCAACTTTAAATTGTGACTCTGAAGTGTTTGCAATTGTCTGTTTTTTCCATTCCTCATCTCTTCCGGGAACTTCAGACCAATGAACATCAGTGAATACATATTCATTTTTTCCCTTTTCTGCATCATGCCACATTCGGTAGAAGTGATTCATACCGTGTGGAGTAGAAACAATAATTACTTTCGTGCTTTTACCAGAAGTAATAGTAGGATAAACAGATGCAAAGAAGGAATCTGCGATATGGTTTGGGACGAAAGCGAATTCGTCCAAGAAGAGGATATTGAACGACATGCCTCGGACAGCACTTGCAGACGTAGAAGCAGCCAGAATCTTTGATCCATTTTCTAACTCCAGAGAACCTTTATTCCAAGATATAATACCCTGTTGCATCCACTTGGGTAGGTTTTCATAAGCAGTCTGTAACCTATCTAGGAGTTCCCTGGCGGTCGCTGCTTTGTTTGCTAGGATACCTATATTAACATTGTCATTAAAGACGGCATAATGGAGCAGGAAGGACACAACTGTGGTAGATTTACCAGTCTGTCGTGGCATCTTACAGATATTAAACCTGTTCTTGTGGAAATTATTTACAAGTTTTTCCTGGAATGGATACATCTGAAAAGGTTGCAATCCCTTATCCAGAGTCACAATCTTTACATAATTTTTAGCAAAATATACCGGATCATCTTTACACTTAACAAACTCAAGAATTTGTTCTTGCGTAAATTCAATTGGGGTATTTGCTTTTTTTAAAAGCGGATTACCAAGATATACATCAGACATAATAAAACTACCTCAATTTACCACTTAACTTTATTTGCCCAATAAGCAGCACTCATCCTACCCCTTGCAATATTCTTTGCGTGTCTGGTCTTAAATCTATTACGACGACTTGCATATTCCTCAGACTCTCCTTCTTTTTTCGGAGAACCCTTAACTCCAAGTTGACCAAAACGAATCAACTTTTCCTTCCCACCTTCACATGCTTTAACCACATGTGATTTGCCAGTTTCGCCAGAACCATGTGCTTCAGCCTTTGGCTTATTGCACTTCATTTCAGACTTTTTTGTCTCTGATATTTCAACCTCTTCGCCCATAGGTTTTACGTAATTTTTATTTGAACCCATTTTTGCTGCGCTTCCGCCTTGGGGTCCACATGCCTGAATTAGTGGTTTTCCTGGTTGGATTTCTGACACAGAATGATAAACTACATTGGAACCTGGATATACTTTTTGAATCTCATCGCTAATTTCTTTGCGAGTTGGAAGTTTCACTTGTGGGAAGAACATTTTAAGTGAATAATATTTTCCTCTCCAAGTAAGGGTGACGGCAACAATATTTCCAGTTTGTGCCTGCATTCTTGTTGCTTCGTTCATTTGAGATTTAAATCCTTTTATTGGATCTGGTGTGATAATATCGACGACTTCTGCAAAAGTATTGCCATCAGCATCTTCGATGGTTACATCTTCTTCCATCTCACCACTATTTACATAATCTGCAGCGGTGTCAATGTAATCCGCAGCCTTTGTAATTTTTGATTGTACCCATGCTTCCAAATTTCCCTCACCCTTTCCAACCTTTTGTTCCAATCTCTTAAGAGCATCATGAATTGTTTTTAATTCGGACCTTGCCATAGAATATTCTTGGTCCTTTACAGAAACTCTATCCCATGCCTTTTCACCATAAGAACATTCAGACCTAGTTTCTCTTTTATTACATAAAGGACAATATCTTTCTTCTTCGTGCATGTGAGTTTCCTCCGTTTTAGTTCCCCAGTTTGCTGCACCAACTTTTCTGCACTTTACAAGTGCTCCAGATGCATAAGCACTTGGCCAAACGCTATAACGTGATTTTACCTTTGTATAGCAAGCATCTTTCTTGCCAGATTTCTCTTTTTCTTGCAAGTCCATTTCTTCAGTTCTAACGTTAGTTGGTTTTGCTGCGTTCTTTTTTTCTGGTTGGTTTGGGTCTTGTTTGTTTTTTCTTCTAAATGCCTTTTCTTCTTCCTCAGGTGAAAGGTTTGCTGCCATTTTAGAACTTCCACATTTGGGTGTAGAAGTTTGCCCAGGTTGGCGAGCACAAGGAGCACCTGCAAATGGACCACCTAGTTGAACCCACCCTTTAACCTTTCTTCCTGTCTTTGGATCTTTTCCACTAGACTTCCTGAACCAATCTCTAAGAGTTTCATCTCCAGATTTAGTTTCTTCCTTTACATCTTTAAATTTTTTAGCATCCGATTCCATCTTTTTCAAACGAGTATAATAATCAGGAATTTCATCAAGATGCTGAAGAGCAATTTCTCTTGCTAATTCATGATTTTTTGTATGCTCGTGTTCAATTTTTTCGCCCATTTTAAGTTGCTTTTCTATAAAAGAAACATCTAGACGATGCTTCTTTGCAATTTGTTCAACTGTTTTAAATGGTTTTATTTGTTCATTCATTGTGCTGGTTTTGATTCAGTCTTTTCACCTTTTGCTCTCTTTTTTCTTGCGGCACAATGGGCACGTTGAGAAAAACCCTTTGGGTTGGAGCAATCAATACTCTTTTTATATTTATTACTCCAATCTTCTTGGAATTGCTTAAACGTTTTCATTCTCAGTTTGTTGCTTAAGCAATTTTGCCAATTCTGCAGTAGATCCTACAAAAAGTGCATTATTGACAGTTGTAGGACCTTTTTGTTTTTCTTCTTCAACATCTTTTTTTAGTTTATGCAGTGCCATAAGTTTTTCGGCAATTTCACTTGTGTTCTTTATTAATTGACCTGCCACCTCATAAGCCCTTGGCATTTCACTTTCCTGTGCTAACTCAAGAATTCCATTAATTGCTTCTTGTCCTTTTTCTACTAATGAGTATAAATTTCCTCTTGCATACTCATAATCTTTTTTAATGTCATCAGCAGTTGTGGCATATTTTTCTATCTCGCCAGAAACTTCCTCTGCTTTAACTGGTACAATTTCTCCATCTACATTAAAAGTTTCATTTAATTTTTCGAATTTTTTAGACATTTTCATACTCTATCAAAATACACTTCCACTAAATCCAAAATCATCCCCCTCTTCGACCAACAAATTATCTGCACTGGTAATTGATTTGACTGGAGAACCACCCAAATGTGAAGTTATAGTAGTATCATCTTTTCCCCTCTCAACAGTAAGAGAATTGCCAGACTTTGCTGTCACATAAACTTCTTCACCACCCAAATCTAGATAGGTATTTGGTGTAATTGAAGTTGCGTCCTCAACTTTAATTACAGTATCTGTATTAGACACATCCTTTGCCAAAATTGTAAGAACGATCCCTGTGTAATTTTTAATTGCTCTTGGTTCAGCAGAATATACAACTTCTCTTGTCGGATTTGCAATAAGATCGCCTGCAATATAACTGACAGTAGACTTTTTGATAATATCTTTTGTTGCGGAAGATACTGGACCAAATAGATAAGTCTTTACAGAAAATCTTAAAGTATAGATTAATACTCTTCTCGTAGTAAAATCACCCTCATAGTCATCTTGCATTGTAATATTCTCAAGAACTACTGGAACATCTCTCTTTTCATTAATTGAATTGACAAGTTCGACAGTCATTGTATATGCTGGTTGAAAATATGGAAGAATTTGCTCTATAATTTGAAGAGCATCATCATTGAGTTTTGACATTATACTCAACTCAAATTGCATATTATAGGGAACTGGAAGATATGCTTTCTTTATTTCCTTCCCATCTTCTTCCGATTTTGCAGTAAAATATTGAGTAGTCGTTGATTTTCTTGCAGAATCGTAAGTCAATCCGGTAAATTCAAACGACATTCTTGGTAATGTAATTTGAACTGGTTTATTTAAATTTGGTGATTGATTTAATCTCGCAAGAAATTTTTGAGTGGGCCCATATGCCAAAGGAACCTTAATTGCACTTACAACTTGATCTGAATTGTTGGTGTGTTTAATTGTAATTTCATTAAACAGAGAACCAAAAGCAATTACAGTTCTTCTTAAAATTTCGTTGTAAAAATACTCAAACATGCGGATTAACTTATAATAGGTTCAATTGTTAATTAGTATTTATGATTACGGCATTCCGAATGGATTGCTCTCGTCAAAATCTATGATTTCCAATGCCTCTTCTTCAATTTCATCATTTGCTGCAAAACCATCTTTGGCAATCGATGGAAGACTATCTATATTGCGCAAATAATGAGATGCACTTGATGCACTACCAACAATATTTTCACCAACAACAAAATCTCCAGTTAGATTTGATACTTGAAGAATTTTTGTAGTAGAATTCCAAGATTTAACTCTTGCAGTAACACCACTTTGGGAACCAGTAACCACTTCGTTAAAAATAAAGTTTCCTGTTGATGTTAGAAGTGGATTGCCAATAGTAATTGTCGGAGTCTGTGTATATCCAAGACCAGCATTTATAATATTGATCGATGTTATTGATCCTGCAGCAGAAACCACTGCAGTCGCAGCTGCAGAGACTGAAGAAATGCCCGAAAAAGTGATTGTTGGTGGAATTATATAACCAGATCCACCATTAGTAATAGTAATTATTCCCACTATACCATCTCCAATAGTAGCAGTTGCTGAGGCACCACTACCACCACCTCCGCTAAATTTAACCTTAGGTGCTACAGAATACCCAAATCCAGCATTAGTAATTAAAACTTTTTGAACTGATTTTGCTTTTGGGTCTACATTATCATTACATACGACTATTCCACCTATCATCTCAGCAATAGCACTTGCAGTTTTTCCTCCAGTTGGTGCGGAAGTAAATCCAACTGTTGGAGTGTCTTTATAACCTCCTCCACGATTAGTAATCGTCACAAATCTTACCCCACCATTTACAATTGCACATGTAGCAGTGGCAGTAGATCCAATACCAGACATTGTAAGATTGACAACATTTCCAATTTGGTTTTTTTCTGGGTCTGACGTATCTGAACCAGAGAGCAAATCGTCAATTTGGTCAACTCCAGTATCGATTACCTCATCCTCATATCTAAAGAGTTCACATCTCAATTCATAAGTATAGTTTCCTTGCAATTGATAAAAAGGTTTTTCATGTTCAATATACTTTATTTCAAAAAGTCTATCTCCTAAAGGAAAATAAACTAAGTCTCCCTCTTTAGGTCTTTTTGATAATTTTATATTTGACTGATTTTTAATCAATGGAGATATATAATTTTGATATCTTTCTCTTGAAATTGTTAGTACTATTTCATTGAGTGCTTGAATTCCAAATTTAGACAAAATAGTTGGATTATCAGAATATCCTTCATATGAATTGATATAGGCCTCTATTGGATATGCATTATTAAACTCTGATTCTATTACTTCTCTTATAACAGTTTTTTCCGTAATATATTGTCTTGGAAGATAATAAACATCAACGCCATACATCCTCAACTGCTCGTTGATTAAATCTTGTAGAAGACCTTGCTCCGTTTTAGACCCTTGCAGAAAGAATGGATTTAG